CTCGCCGTGGCGGTAGTCCTGGCGGCGCAGCACAATCGCGTCGTCGTTGGCGCCAATATCGACCAGCGACACCTCGAACAGCTTGCTCTTCGTAATCGTCGGCGAGGTCTGGCCCTGCACCAAGAACTGCGGGTCCTCGCTCGTGTCGAGGATGTCGATGCCCACGCTCACCATCTTCAGCGAGCCGAACTCCCACTGCTTCTTGCACTGGCGGCTCAACTCCGTGGCCTCGTCGAACATCAGCTCGCCCGTCACCTCGTCGCCCTCGACGCGCAGGTCCTTCACATATCCTATTACCTGCCCGCGCTCGTGCATGTAGAGCAGCACGGGGTTGCGGTTGTACTGTTCCACGTCCATGCCGCTCGTCAGCACGCGCGTCCCGTAGCTGTTCAGACGCTCATTTGTGATTCTTACTCGTTTCGTCATTGTCAGTTTTAATTGTTAATTGTGAATCGTAAAACGTTTTGTTTTTGCGGATGCAAAAACTGCGTCCGCGAATTTTATAGTGCAAAGTTCGCCACTTCGCCGCATCCGTCAAAATATCTCTGCAACCCTTGCACAATATTATGCAACCCTTTCATGGAAACTTTCAAAAACCGCCCGAAATCCCCAACTTTGCACCCAAATCACGGGAAAGATGCGCCACCGCGCCCATCGACCCCACCAAACCCATTCATCCCATCAATATGAAAAAAGAGATTGAAACAAAGAAAACACTCGCCCGCTCGCTCTACCTGTCGGGCATGGAACTCGGCGAGATTGCCGACCAAGTGGGCATCAGCCGCCAGTCCGTCTCACGATGGTGCGCCGACGGCGGATGGAAGGAGGCACGTGCGGCCAAGAACATCTCGCGTCCCGAACTGGTCAACAAGCTGCTGCTCGCCATCGACAACCTCATCGCGCAGGTGAACGCCTCGGGCGACCCAGAGGCCATCGGCACGCTCGCCGACAAGCTCTCGAAACTCTCGGCCACCATCGAGAAACTCGACAAAAAGGCCAACGTAGTAGATGCCATCGAGGTGTTCATGGCCTTCAACCGCTGGATCCAGGACCGCGCGTCCTACGACCCCGACATCACGCCGGAACTCGTCAAGGCCATCAACAAGTACCAGAACCAGTTCCTCATGGAAAAGATGAGCACGCCATCCACCCTCTAACCCACCAGCCCCATGACCATCAGCGAGCTAAAGAGAGTACAGGAAGAGTGGCGCGAGCACTGCCGGCAGATCCAAAGCCTGACCGACACCGACTCCCTCGCACGCGAGAACGCCACGCAGAAGGAGCAGCGCATCCGCCGGCTCCTGAAAGACTATGCCGCCTTCTGCGAATACTACTTCCCGCACTTTCTGCAACTTCGCGACAAAGCGACAGGCGAGGTCGTCAGAACCATCTACAACGCGCCGTTCCACAACGCCGCCGCCAAGAAGGTCAAGGAGTCGCCTAATCTCAAAGCCGTATTCAAATGGCCGCGCGGCCATGCCAAATCCACCCATTTCGACATTTTCATCCCTCTCTGGCTCATGTTCCAGAAAGGCCGCCTGCTCAACTTCATGGTCGTCGTCGGCAAGTCCGAGGATTCGGCCACGAGGCTCCTCGGCGACATTCAGGCCGAGCTCCAGTACAACAAGCGCATCATTGCCGACTACGGCAGCCAGATGTCGCTCGGAAACTGGACAGACGGCGAATTCACAACCAAGCAGGGCATCTACTTCCTCGCTTGCGGACGAGGCCAGTCGCCACGCGGACTCAGAAAACGCGAATCGCGACCCGACTACATCGTCATCGACGACCTCGACGACGACGAGCTCTGCCGCAACGAGCGACGAGTTCGGGAACTGACCGACTGGGTGAAAGAGGCACTCTTCGGCGCACTCGACGTCGGACGCGGACGCTTCATCATGGTCGGCAACCTCATCAGCAAAACCTCCGTACTTGCCAACATCTGCGCCACGAAGGGCGTACACGTGTCGGAAGTAAAGGCGGTCGATGCCGAGGGAAACCCCACGTGGGCCGAGAAGTGGACGAAGCAGGAGGCGCGGGCATACGCCGACTTCGTGGGCTTCCGCGCGTGGAACAAGGAAATGATGCACAACCCCGTCACCGAGGGCACCGTGTTCCGTCAGGAGTGGATTCGGTGGGCAAAACGCCCGGCGTGGAAGGAGTTCGACGAATTAGTGCTCTACATCGACCCGTCGTGGAAATCAAAGAAAAGCGACGACTACAAGGCCGCGAAGCTCTGGGGCAAGACGCGCGACAACCGCCTCTTCCACCTCCGCGCATTCGTCCGCAAGGCATCCGTCGCCGAAATGGTGCGCTGGTGCTACGACCTCTACGAGTGGAGCAACGACGAGGGCATTGCCGTGCGCTTCCTCATGGAAGCATCCTTCATGCAAGACATCATTCTCGACGACTTCACCCTTGAGGGAAACCTGCGCGGCTATCAGCTGCCCATCACGGGCGACACGCGAAAGAAGCCCGACAAATTCCAGCGCGTCGAAGCCATCAGCCCGCTTTGGGAACGCGGATTCGTATTTTACGACATCTCCCAGAAAAACGACCCCGACATGCTCGCCGGACTCGACCAAACATTAGCCTTCGAGAAAGGGATGCGCACCAACGACGACGCACCCGACGCCGACGAGGGAGCCATCTGGCAGCTGCAGCGTGCCACACGGCAGCAGCAGTACCAGCCGCGCTTCGGTCGCCGCCCGTCACCCAAAAACATCTGGTAAGAACAACCCATCACCCCCATAAACCCCACAAATCCCATGACCCCCACAAACTACATCAGCGACAACGACTATAAGGTAGTCATCGGCGAACACGCGCTCCGCGTCGTCTCGCAGGTCGATGGAACCGTCCGCACCTCGGCAGAGCGGCAGGCCATCGAGGAAATATCCTCGTATCTGCGGCCCAAGTACGACACCACCGCCATTTTCAGCGCACAACACCCACATCGCAACTCCCTCATCGTCATGTACACCTGCGACATCGCGCTCTACCACATGACGGCAAGCCTCCCACAGAAAATGGGCATGGAAATCCGAAAGGAGCGCTACGAGCGTGCCATCAAGTGGCTCGAAGGTGTGCAGGCAGGAAAAATAGTCCCGGATCTGCCACTCGCCACCGACGAGGAAGGCAACCCGACGGGCATTCCATTCATCTACGGCTCACAGCCGCCACTCAAACACAACTGGTAAGACAATTTACAAAATACAATATGGTAAAGCGAAAGATACAACACCCGGCACCCAACACCCAACACCTCAAAAAGGGTGACCTCCGCAAAATCGTGGCCGAACTCCAACGCACCACCGAGTCGCTCACGCGGAAAGACCTCGGCGACTGGCGGCAGGCGTGGCAGCGCGCCGTCAACGTCGAAAACCCCAACCGCGCACCCCTCTACGACATCTACCGCGACGTCAGCATCGACCTCCACCTGTCCGGCTGCATCCAGCAGCGCACAGGCTTCGTCATGGCGCGGTCGTTCAAGCTCGTCGATGCCGACGGAGAGGAAAACGCCGACGCGCTCAAGCTCCTCGACGCAGAGTGGTTCAAGAACCTGCTGCGCCACGCCCTCGACGCAAACTACTGGGGACACTCACTCGTCGAAATCGACTGGAACACGGCCGCAACTCCGAGCGTCGCACTCATCCCACGCAAGCACGTCGTGCCCGAACACCACCGCGTCGTCCGCGAAGTAGGCGACGACTGGCAGCGAGGCATCGACTACCACCAACCACCCTTCGCCGACAACCTCATCGAGGTAGGACAGCCCGACAACCTCGGACTCTACCTCAAGGCAGCCACACAGACCATCCCCAAGAAAAACGCGATGGCCTTCTGGGACACCTTCGCCGAAATCTTCGGAATGCCCATGCGCATCGCACGCACCACCAGCCGCGACGACAAGGAATACCGCCGACTCGAAAAGATGATGCAGGAAGCCGGAACCGCCGGCTACATGGTCGCACAGATGGGAACCGAGGTCGAAATCAAGGAAACCACCAAGGGCGACGCATTCAACGTCTATGACCGCCGCATCGAACGCGCCAACTCCGAACTCTCGAAACTCGTCATCGGACAGACCATGACCCTCGAAGACGGCAGCAGCCTCTCGCAGTCGGAAACCCACCTCGAAGTGTTCCAGAACATCATCGAGGCCGACTGCGACATGCTCCGCGACATGATTAACGACCAGCTCCTCCCCAAGATGGCCAAGCGCGGATTCCCCGTCGAGGGCCTCACCTTCGAGTGGGACTACTCCACCGACTACACACCCGAGCAGCAGCGCTCCTACGAGGAACTCATCCTCAACAACTACGAGGTGGCCCCCGAATACTTCGCCGAGAAATACAACATGCCCGTCGGGCCGCGCCGAAATGCGCTGCCAGAGGAGTTGGAAAACGCCAAAGAAGAAACCATTGACCGTTTTTTCGCCTGAGCCCCAGCCTGTCACTGGGGCAGTACAACCTGTTCCACCAAGCCGTCGGACAACTCTACGACCATCACGAGCCGCTACTGCTTGCCCATGAAACGGACATAGGAGAGAGCGTCATGGCCGCCTTTCGCGATGCCGTCAGAAAACTCCACGAAAAGGGGACGTTCCAAGCCGACATTCTCGCCACAAAGGAAGGCAAGAAACTCCTCAGCGAAACCGCGAACACCTACATTGATGCCATCGGAAGCTCCATCACCCACGAAACGCCGGGCGAAATCAAATACGCACTCGAACACAACGCATTCCAGTTTTCCGGCTTCAAGTCCTACCACTCGCTGCGCGAGGCAGGCTTGTACCTCACTAACGAAGACGGAACTATAAAGCCATTCGAACAGTTTTTGAACGACGTTAAAAAGGTAAACGAACAATACAACCGCAACTACCTCCGCGCCGAGTACAACCATGCCGTCGCGTCAGCGCAAATGGCCTACAAATGGAACGATATCAAGGCCGACGGCGACGACTACAACCTCCAATACCGCACAGCAGGCGACGATAGAGTCCGACCCGAACACGCCGCACTCCACGGCATAACCCTGCCGCCCAGCGACCCCTTCTGGAAAGAGTACTATCCGCCAAACTCGTGGAATTGCCGGTGCCAAGCCGTGCAAGTGAACAAGGACAAATACCCCGAAACCGACAGAAGGGAAGTGGAAAGGAAGTCACAAGGGGTATTCGACAATGGGAAATCCGACAGAATCTTCAGGAACAACG